TGAGTCTGCTGTAACTGACTAACCACTAGGTTAGTTTCCCCCAAAGGGCGCCCTAATCGGCGCCCTTTTTTTATGGAGTAAACAAATGACTGAAGTAGATACCGTTGAGGTTACTAAAGAAAAGCCAGCCGCTAAAAAGCGGAGCGCTACCAAACCCAGCCGTGTAAAAGTGATCTTCCACAATCAGGATGGCGATCTAGGTAAAGGTGATATTTTTGTATCTGTAAATGGCTATGCCTATCAGATCAAACGTAACGAGCCAGTAGACCTGCCTCCCGAAGTGATTGAAGTGATCGACAACGCGGTCATCACGCATATGGAGCGAGTAGACGGAGTTGATACAACCCGTGACTTGCAACGTTTTCCCTATTCATTGGCGGGTTAAACTTTGAATTATCTGGCACTTTGCGACAAGCTGTTAAAAGAAACAGGACTTAGCGATCAAGGCGTGGCCTCTGTTGTAGGCCAAACTGGTCTAAACAAGAAGTCTGTTGATTGGATTAACCGAGCTTGGACTGAAATTCAGAATCTCTATGATTGGGATTTCTCTTGGACGACAGGATCTTTTAACACAGTAAATGGCCAACAAAACTATGATCCAGTAAATAACTTGGCGCTATCGCCAGCTTTAGGTAAATGGATCACAAGTTCTGTACGCATCACGGACAGCAATGGCACTGGGTACTTAACCTTTGTTCCTTGGGCCACATGGTTGCGTACTACATTTTCAAGCGGGAAGCCTACCAGCTTCACGATTAGACCTGACAATCAAATATCGTTTAATACACTGCCTGACGCGGTGTATACGGTTAGCTTTGATTATTTTAGGACTCCACAACAACTATCTACAAACACAGACGAGTTGTTGTTAGCAGAGCAGTATCACGACGCTGTGCTTTATAAAGCGATACTTTATGTAGCTGCTGAACAAGATGCTCCTGAGTTATACCAAGACGCACAAGCCCAGTTAAACATACGGTTATCTTCTATGGGCGTAAGTTCTTTACCTACGATTACTTTAGCTGAAAGACCGGTGGCATAACGATGGCAGTTCAATCCCAAGCATGGCCCCTAGTTGGTGGTCTTGATCTTGTAAGCCCCGCAATTCAGATAAGCGCAGGAAGAGCGATCTTAGCTCAGAACTACGAGTGTTCTTTGAATGGTGGATACCGTCGCGTAGATGGGTACAAGATATTTGATGGTAGAACCGCTGGTACGTCATTAGTAGTGCCAGGGAGCGGCCCCATTAGAGGGGTTTGGGAATACAACGGCGTGGTATACGCCTTTCGCAATAACGCTGCTGGTTCGGCTGGCGTTATGCACAAATCAACTACCAGTGGGTGGGCAGTTGTTTCGACACCAGCACTAGCCGCAGGAGGCCACTACGAGTTTGTAAACCATAACTTTGGTGGCCACTCTAGCACTCTAAATATGTATGGGTGCAATGGCGTAAATAAAGCATTCCAGTTTAATGGAACAACACTAACACTGCTAACCACCGGCATGACGACTGATACTCCGTCTCATATCAATGTGCATAAGAACCATTTGTTCTTGTCGTTTTCTGGTGGATCAGTGCAGCATAGTGCTACGGGAAACCCGACCAGTTGGACTCTAGTTACTGGCGCTGGAGAGATCGGTATTGGTTCTGAAGTAACGGGTCTAAACAGTATGCAAGGTAACTCCTTGGCAATAACTGGCGTTAGCCAAGTCTCAGTTCTATACGGCACTGCTGCTGCAAATTGGGATTTGAAATCTTATTCACCTGCCATTGGAGCAGTTAGCTATACACACGCTCAGATGGACTCAGACCTTTACTATTTTAATGGTGACGATCTTAGCAGCCTGACAGCGACACAAGCTTTTGGCGACTTTGAATCTGCGAGTGTTTCATCACTTGTTAAGCCTTTTTTAGATGCGCGTAAGACTAACACTGTTGGCGCAACTGTTAACAAAGATAAGAACCAATACCGCCTTTTCTTTGACGATAAGACCGTACTGGTTGGGACTATTGTTAACCGACAGCTTGTAGGTTTTAGCACTTGGCTGTTAGAACATGCCCCAAGCTTTGTTACAGAAAACTACATGGGATGCACCGATGGCAGTGTAATGCTTATGGATAGCGGAACGTCGTTTAACGGCACAGCTATTCAGTCGTTCTTGCGTCTTCCATTTACAAACTTAAATAGCCCACACAAGAAAAAGCGCTACCGAAAAGCAACGCTAGAACTAGCAGCAGGTAGTCAGGCGACATTAAATTACCTAGCAGACTACGATTATGGCGCTGGCGGTTCGTCAGTAAGCTCGTCAACCACAGTTTATGGCGGCGGTAGTTTTTGGGACGTTGGATCGTGGAATAACTTTGTTTGGTCTAGTGCCGCAGTGGCTTCAGCAGAAGCTTACTTAAACGGCAGCGGAAGGAACATCAGTTTATTGATCGTTCATACAAGCGCTACTGATCCCTCTTTTACGTTGCAGGGCGTACAACTGAATTACTCTTTACGAGGCTTAAATAGATGAGTGCCACTTTTACTAAACCTTCAGACCTTATATCGGGTACTACTGCCCGTGCGCAAGATATTAACAATCGCGTTGACGGCATTGAAACTGGATTTGATAACGTTGAAGTTATTACCAACAGGTCGATTAAGCTTCCCGCCGGTACTAATGGCGATCAGCTTATTTCTGAATCCGCAGCAAACCGAGCTAATAAAGAAGTTGGTTTTAACGCCGCTGGTGCGCTGACGCTTATTAACTCTGCTTTCCAATGGAAAGGAAACTGGGCAACAAATACCGCGTTTATAAAGAACGATACGGTTCGTGATAATAGCACCAAGAATATCTACGCAGTTGTTGTAGATCACACATCTGGAACCTTATCTTCAGATATTTCAGCATCAAAATTACAATTAGTAATTAACGTTGCTGACGTAGAAACAGCTAAGACTGCTGCTGAAACTGCCAGAGACTTAGCTCAAGATTGGGCAGAGAAAACAAACGGAGTAGTTACAGGAAGTAGTTACTCTGCAAAGCACTGGGCAACTACTGGCACAGTTGCAACAGTTAGCTCAGCGATAGCGAATGTAAACACTGCGGCGGGTTCAATAGCGAACGTAAACACTGTCGCTGGCGCAATCGCTAACGTAAACACTGCGGCTGGTTCAATCGCTAATGTAAACACTGTTGCTGGCGCAATCGCTAACGTAAATACTGTTGCTGGAAGGAATGCTCAACTAGGGTTGCTGGGTACATCTGACGCTGTTGCCGACATGAACACCCTTGGTACGGCTGACGTTGTATCGGACATGAACACCCTCGGTACATCAGATGTTGTATCGGACATGAACATCCTTGGTACGTCAGATGTTGTAGCCGACATGAACACCTTGGCCACATCGAGCAATGTATCCAACATGAATGCCCTTGCTGCTATATCGTCTAATGTTACGACTGCCGCTGGTATCGCATCAAACATTACTACAGTTGCAGGAAAACAAGCTCAGATAACCCTACTTGGTACGTCTGACGCTGTCGCCGATATGAACACGCTTGGTACGGCTGACGTTGTATCGGACATGAACATCCTTGGTACAGCAGATGTTGTGTCCGATATGAACATATTAGCCACAGCAGACGTTGTGTCTGATATGAACGTATTAGCTACATCTGACGTTGTGTCTGACATGAACACGCTTGGCACATCTGACGTTGTGTCTGACATGAACACGCTTGGCACGTCTGACGTTGTGTCTGATATGAACACTTTGGGTACATCAAGCAATGTATCCAATATGAACACCCTTGCTGGTATCTCGTCTAACGTTACAACCGTTGCAGGAATATCTTCTGCTGTAACCACCGCAGCTAATAACACATCCGCAATCCAAGCTGCACCTGGTCACGCTTCAACCGCAAGCACTCAAGCTGGCATTGCAACCGCGAAAGCCGCTATTGCCACCACAAAAGCTAACGAAGCAGCAGCATCTGCTTCAAGTGCTTCTGGCGCAGTCAATACAGCAATCAACAATCTAACAACAGTATATGATCCCATTGGTGCTTCCGTAGCAATGGCTATAGCTCTAGGAGGCTAACCCAAATGGCTAATACATTTAAAAACGCAGGCGTGGCAATAGGCACATCACGCACAACACTGTACACCGCGCCAGCTAACACTCAGTCAGTTATCCATGCGCTCTACATCTCCAACATTGATGGAGTCAACGATGCCAATGTCACAGTGGAAGTCACAATTGACGGAGGCACAACCTACCGCCACATCTGTAAGACTGTTCCCGTACCAGCAGACGCAACTCTCCTCATGGATAAGCCGATCAATTTAGAAGCAGGAGACATCCTTGGACTTACAGCATCCGTTGCTGGAGACCTAGAAGTGTTTGCCAGCATCTTAGAAATCGCATAAGGAGATACGAATGCCATACATAGGTAACGTCAGTGCATTTGAAAATGTTGGTACAAGTGAACTAAAAGATGGTTCAGTCACCACAGCTAAGGTTGTAGATGGTTCAGTCACCACAGCTAAGGTTGTAGATGGTGCAATTACAGCAGCAAAGATTAATAGTTCTGTTGCTCTTGGAGGCCCATCATTAGGAACCAACAGCGTTATTCGCACCAATGCAAAAGTCATAGCTGAGAACATTACCTTTGCTGGTACTGAGAATGGTATGACCATAGGCCCAATAACAATTAATTCAGGTTACACAGTAACAGTGGCCTCTGGGTCAACGTGGGTGGTCTTATGAGTACAGTCAAAGCAAATGATATTACCAATGTCACTGGTGGCATACCGACAGTGAAGTCACAGCAGTTAATCCCTACAGCTTGGGTTAACTTTAATGGTACGAGTACAGTGGCTATTAGAGATTCTGAGAACGTGAGTAGTATTACTGATTCGGGTACTGGTGATTACACTGCTAACTTTGCTGTAGCTATGGCAAATACAAACTATGCAGCAAGCTCTAACGTAGAGCCTACTGTGAGTAATGGAGGTTCAGACACTTATATTTCCAGCTTAGCTACTGCAAGTTGCCGTCTAAATCACTTTGAAGTGGGAACAAGAAGGGATGGTAATCCTTGTAACGTAATAGTAATGGGAGGCCAAGCATAATGTCAACAATCAAAGCAAACACCCTCCTCCACTCAGACGGAAGCACAACTAATCCTCCAGCAATACCAGCGTTAGACCAGAGGATGGCTAAGGCTTGGGTTGTTTATTCTCAAGTTGGTACAGCAGCAATCCTAGATAGCTACAACTGCTCAAGTATTACTGACCGAGAGGTAGGTATTTCATCCGTAAATATGACTAACGCCATATCTTCTGTTAACTATAGTGTTTGCGCTTCAACTGTTGGAAACACAACATCTTGGGGTTCAACTACTTTTGTGTCTGGAGATAACTCTTACGCAAAAACAACAACACAATTTAGTATAAGTGTTCGTAAATATGGAAGCACTTATGGTGTAAGTGTTGATATGAACAATATTTCAGCAGTAGTATTTTCTGATTAAAGGAACAAACAAATGAAAATCATATACGCAACAACCGATGGCATAGCAGTCATCACACCAGCCCCGAACTGTTCCCTAACGGACGCACAGACTGCGGCTAAAGACGTACCTACTGGCTTGGCTTACAAGATTGTAGCAGATGACTATGTACCCTCAGACAGGACATTTCGTAACGCATGGACTATTGAAGCATCCGAGCTAACGGATGGAGTGGGTGACTAATGGCTACAGTTATAAGTGGTTCCACAGGAATAACTTTACCTGACAATGGTTCGTTATCTACCAGTGTT